GTTAAACCGTGCCGTCAGTACCCCAACGGAGTGATCGTGGTAGACAACGGCACATTTGTTTATTCGTTAGACCCAGTTCATGTGGAGATCAAGAATGGGGAATCTTGGGGGGCTAGTTCTTAGCCTGAAAAAAAATAATCAAATCAGAATAACAGGTCCGGACGGACTTGATGTTGTCATGAGGTTGGTGTCTGGGGGCAGATCACCTCGTATTCTATTCCATGCCCCAAGAGATTTTGAAATAGCAAGGGAGACTATCGATGAAGATATCAGTATCAGAGATGGTAGAGTTACAGAACCAACTCTCACATGAGTATGAGCGTGAGTCTTTTGATTTAATCAAGCGACTTCATAGTGCAGTCATAGCCCTCTCAAACAATTTACCTAGTGAAGACATAGAAGAGTTGCAGTTGTGCGAGCTGATGGAGAACACGAATCAGTACCTTGAGGTCTATGGCTAGTTCACAACAAGTCACTGGGAAGATCGAAGGGACTCGTCTTACAATAGTTAAGTTCTCGCATAGAGATGAGGGATACCGAAAAGTTATGCTGTTCAGGTGTGACTGTGGGAACTACAAGAAAATAAGACTTCATCACGTTCAGAGATTAGAAATCAAAAGTTGTGGGTGTTTGCAGAAAGAGTTTAAGCATACATCGGATCACATGAAAAAGATGAGGGCTTCCCCAAAAAGATTACCTAATCTAAGGAAGCAGAAACGAAACAATCCCCCTGTAAATAAAGGGATGAACAGGATCTGTCAACACCCAGGAAGTAAGACGGACAAGGGTAAGGTCTGCTATGTATCAGATGCGGATCTGAACGCTATTAATCTTGGTGTGATCCCAGATCCTACTCAAATCTGATACTAAATAAATGTTTACTTTTGTACTTGACAGTTGATGAATGATGTGATATGATATGAATTGAAGTGATGTGAAGCACTTTAACATTGGTTGATTGTTCAACTTATCATATCAGGAAAGAACATGGATAGGTTATACAAGTATAAGGAAGTGGCTGAGATCTTGGGTCTCGCTGAACAGACTATAAGGAATTGGGTGCATCAGGGGAAGATCCCTGTGGTTAAGTTGGGATCATCCGCAAGGGTGACTCAGGAAACAGTTAACAAACTTGCTGAAGAGGGATTGAATGCTGATACCCACGCCTAAAGATTTCACCCCAAAGGGGGAGATCCTAGCTAACACTCAGGACATGAAACCTGAAGAGTTCTCTGAGATGAAACAGAAGTATTCAAGAATGGGTTACTTCTCTGCTTCCCAAAGTCCTGCTCTACTTGGGGTTTATTCTTCTGCTACGCAAGTCTTTGAAGAGATGAGACAGGAGCAACCAAGGGATCTCAGTCATTCAAAATCATGGGACAAGATTGTATTCGGGAGACTCATCGAGGACTGGGTGGGGAACTACGCATCAGAGATGATCGAGGTTGATGTGTTCAATGACCCCTACATGTTGGGGAACAAGCAACACTCATGGATCTGTTGCAACAAGGATTTTCATTTGGTCGAGAATGATATCTATCCTGGTCGCTGGGCTATGGAAACTAAGTCCACCTCTAACTGGCAGGTCCGTAAGGAACTTGGTGTATCGGGATCAGAAGATACGGTTGCTCAATACTATATTCAGATGCAACACCAGATGCTTGTTGATGAGCTGGATGGTTGTATCAACCCTGTCCTTATCATCAAAGACCCGTCCACTCTCCCAATGGCGGTCGATGCAATCAATGCTGGGGAGAGTGTTGATGATGTAATGTCAGACGTCCCCTATTACATGAACTGGTACGTGGTTAAGAGGGACGATGAGTTTATCTCTGAATTGAGGGATCATCTCATAAGAATGAGAGAGATCTTTCATCAGGGGGGACAGCCACCCACCGATGGCAGTGATGCCACCTCTAAGGTTCTGAGGAACAGGGACCGTTCCGGTGGGATGGCTTTAGCGGATGAGGAGATCATGGAGATGATTGACAAGATCAAGATCAAGAAGGATCAGATCAAGACAGAACAGAATTCCATCAAGGAGATAGAGAACTCCCTTCTCTCGAAGCTTGGCGAGCATGAGGGATATCAGTACGAGGGCAACCCTGTCATGTCTGTGAAGCAAGTCACATCAACTCGATTCGATTCAACTCAATTCAAAAAAGACAATCCTGAGTTGGCGCAGGATTATAACGTATTAAAAACTTATACCAAGGTAGAGTATGCATGAACACACGTTAGATGAAATTATGGGGATGAATGTTCATCAGAGAATCCTCTGTGTTAAGTCAGAACTTTGTGAGCAGGGGATCAGCAAGACGAAAGTCCAGAAGCATCAAGGGTACAAGTTCAGGGGAGTTGAGGATGTACTCGGTACAGTCTCAGCACTTCACTGTAAGTACAGACTTGATATCGAGTGGGTCGGGATTGAAGGGCTCGACACTAAAACTGGTGCGAACGGTAAGGGCTACCACATGACAGGAACCTGTACATATAGGATCATTAATGTTGACAAGCCAGAACAATACAGTCAGTTCGTTGCCCCTGGGGAAGGGATGGATAACAGTGATAAGTCCAGTGGTAAGTTCTGTAGCTACGCATACAAGAATGCTCTCTTCTACAAGTATGAGATCCCGGTCCAAGGGCAATCCATTGATGGATATGACCCACGAGAAGATGTTGAGAATGATTCTCACTTGGAAACCACTGGTGAAGGTGGGCCACCAAATCCCGAACAGAAAGCACGAATAGAAAACATGAAGAGGCAGGGCGGGGACGTTGCTGCTTTGTATGATCGATGCCTTCAGAATCAGAAGGATGCCGTAGCGAAAGGTGGGCTCACGAAAGAGACATTGGATGTGTATGGTGCTGACCTTGAGAAATTAAGAGAAGCCATGAACGCTGATGTTAAGGCGAAGAAACCTAAGATCTCTGACTCTGATTGGGAGAAGTACAGTACCCTAGTCAAGACATCGCAGGGTACGATAGATGCCTGGTTTTCTCAGGAACATGTTGGTAGAGATCCTGAACCCAAGACAGCCAAGGATAAAGCCTTGAATATGATTGGGGATGCGAAGAATAAATCGAGAGAGGATAGCGGTGAGAAATCACCACCCTCAATTAATCAAGATCAATATGCTGACATGGAAGATCCCTACATGAGTGGGTAAGGTAATGAAAGAAAAGAAGGTTAAATCAAATCTTATACTTGATTCTTCTATAAAATCTAATCACCCGTACTACAAACATATAGTCTATAAGAACCCACTTTTTCATTTCATTCTTGTCTCTGATGAGTTTGGTCATGTTCATTCTACCATGACTAAATCGGCAGAGGTTTGCTCGATGACAAGACAGGAGTTCAGGACTAGGCTTAAGGGGTATGAAGAACTTGGGTTGATCACCGTCAAGACTAGCAAGGTTCTGAGCAAGTCAGGCAATCAGAAGATCAATGTATCGAAGATGATACTGAATCTCAGCCATGACTTGTTCATTAAGGATGGGCAAGAAAGGGAGGTCTCCCATACCAGAGGTACATACCCGAAAGAGTTTGAAGAAGACTGGAGCATCTATCGCGGGGCGGATGCGAGTAAGGTAGGTGAGAAGGGACAGGCTTATGTCAACTGGTTGAAGGCTGTCAATAAGTTCGGCAGGAGTACAGTCATGACAGGGACTGTCAACTATGTTGCTAAGTGTGAAGCAACCAACACTTTTAAGAAGCACGGCTCTACATTCTGGGAACCATCGAAGGAACGGTTCAATGCAGAAGAGTATCAGGATAACAAGTCACCAGGAGTAGCTCTATGGAGACTGCTCAATTCCCCTGTGCTTGGGAATATTATGGAAGGTGGTGTGTGCATTAGGATTGAGGGAGACCCCTGGATGGGGGAAGCTCTCTTGAGATTGAAGGGGACAGATCGAGTGATCGGTCAGGCTCTTGACCGAATGGGGGACCGTAAGTTCCGTGATGCTTTCATGAACGCTTACAAGTTAGCTGTTAATACTAAAGAGCCAAGGTCAACACTATATTCACAGTATGAAAATGAAATTGAATGGAGCATAGAGGATGGACCCCAGACTTCAAGAGATAGTGGACGAGGAGAAACGTCTACTATCAGCAGTAATCATTAGGCCAGAATATTTAGATACCGTTAGATCTATTGTTAAAGAGGGGGACTTCTTCCACGCAGGACACAGCATTCTATTCAAGGAATGTCTGAATCTAAGTAGCTCAGGTGTTCTTATCAGTCCTGTTACCTTGTGGAAAAAGATAAAGAAACAACCTAATGACATGTCTCAGGATTATATTGAGACTATGGCCTTGGGTGCTCCCCCGATACCAGAGCTATTAGAGCAACACGCCATCTCTGTAAGAGAGAATGCTGAATCACGTAGACTTATGGGGGTAGGGGAAGCTATACAGGAAGCAGTTTTAGGGGGGATGAGCAGTGAGGAAGTTATACACCTCACTCAGAAACAACTTGATGGTGTGATGGAGCGTACCAGTACATTCCAAGCCACTAAGTTTAGTGACGGTCTCATTGAACAACTCAGTGAGATGCAGACAGGTGGTTCAAGACATAAACGAATCCCTACAGATTGGCCTAGTATAGATAGATACCTTGATGGGGGGCTTCAACTAGGACAGCTTGATATCATAGCCGGGAGAACTGGTATGGGTAAGACAAGCTTCGGGACTTCCATGCTTTATAACATAGCCAAGGCTGATATCCCTTCTTTAATGGTGAGTATCGAGATGCCACGGTTGCAAATCATCAGGAAGATAATTGCTGGGAGATGCCTGATAAAAGAGGGCAACATCGCTAACAATGAAATGACCACGGAAGATTGGGTTAAGTTCGAGAGGTCAGCCGAAGAGCTATCCGATTTGCCCTTGTACATCGATGATAGAAGTCGATCACTCTTCGAGGTAATCGCTTCGATCCGGTCACACGTTAGAAGGTTTGGTGTCAAGTTTGTGGTAGTTGACTACGTTCAGCGAATCAAAGTCCCAACCAGGGATGCTCGCTACCTTGAGGTGGGTGAAGTGGTTGACGATCTTGCTGAGCTATGTAAGAGAATGAGGATTAACATCATGCTTCTCTCGCAGATCAACCGAGGAGTTGAGGGGAGAACAAGCAAGAGACCTGCAATCTCTGATCTTTCTGAGTCAGGCAAGATCGAAGAAGCTGCAAGCAGGATCTTTCTCTTATACCGAGATGAATACTACGATTACGATAGTAGGGATAAAGGAACGGCTGAGGTTCAGATAGCCAAGAATAGATTCGGTGCTACTGGGACAGCTAAGATGGCCTTTGTTCAAGACTACACTTTATTTGGGGAGCTTAGAAAGTAAATACAATGGGTGCTCAAGAAGATATTACTTTTGAGGACTGGTTATCAACAAGAAATCATGTCCCTAAATACATGTTTATGTACTGGATGAGGGAGTACGGAGCACGTGAAAGTTCAATGAGACACTTGGTTAATATATGGAAGAAGGTGAGGTTTAGAGCTGATGTGCTTGAATCCATTCTGTGGGATGCGGGTAATACAAAATTTAAAGGATCTCAAAAGGTGGGGTTCATAGTCTCAGAGATCCACGCAAGAATCTAAGGAATAAAATGCTTGACGAAAGTATAGATTATGTTACACTAATGATTACTTTTGTACTTATATACGTGTACACAATCATGTCTCAGAGAATATACGGAACTAAAGATCCTGCTTTTAATGTGATTCTTCCTGACGATGGGAAGGAGAAGTTATACATGATCGGGGTTGTCGTTAAAGGGTTCAACAAAGAGACAGCAATCGCTAATTTCGGTCAGGCTAATTTGTATGGAACCTACTTTACACTTACAGAGGTCGAGGAATTTGAAGACGAGGACGGACGAGTCGCTTTCAGACCAAAGGATGAGTCAGTCAACTAGGAAACAGAAGACTCATTTTCAGAAGCAACTTGTTGCCCTGATGTTCGGGGAAGACATCACGGTGAAAAGTCTCTCTCATAAAATTGGGGTTAAAGAAGTAACCGTAACCCTGTGGCGTTCCGGAGCGAGGGTTCCGAGTACGCAAAACGCTAGAAAACTATCTAAGTATTTCTCGATCAGTATCGATGATCTGTTTGGTCCGTTGCCTAGTGGGAGTGGCACGTAAAACATAACCACCACAATGTTCTCATATATTTCCTCTTAAAAAGGGGCTGGGTTTAGATGATTTCCTCAGCCCCTTGAGGTTAGGTTTTCTTCATAGCCTACTCTCCGTTGTGTGAGGACATATTTCATTTATGTTCCTATTAAGCCCAAGGGTCGTTTCTCTTGGGCTTTTTAGGGCTTAACAATCTATACAGGAGTAATGATATGTTTTGTCAAAACCTATGTATTTTCTCAGGACGGTTGGGTCAGGACCCTGAACTCAAGCCGTTAGAATGGGGGAATGCAATCAAGTTTGGGGTAGCCATCGACATGCCGAGGCGAAACCCAGATACACAAGAATGGTCATCCGAAACAACATGGGCTGATTGTGAGTACATGGATACCAAAGAGGGTACTGGTAAGGGTAAGGCTATTCTTAATCTTAGTAAGGGGGATGTTGTTCATGTCCATTGTAGGTACACAAAGAAGAATAACTATGTGACCTTCAGGGTTGTAGACATCTTTCCAGAGCAGAAGCCTAGGGAATCCCAAGGCTATCAGGGTAGTCCAGATAATGCTGACTACCAACCCAAGAGACAGCGAGAAGTTGTCTAATTAATCGCCCCCATTTCGGGGGCATTACAACATTCATATAGGAACACTATGGAACGTAAGCAAGTAAAGCTGACAGGGATCAGTCCCTTAATGGTGCAGAGTGACAGACTCGCCAATCCCCTGGACCCACTGTCCAAGGAGTTGAAACAGTACACTGGGAAGAGAACCAAGACGGATGAGGATCATGAGATGATCTATCGTCTGAAGTGGGAAGGTGGACTCTACTATGACGGGGAGAAACCTGTCATGCCTGGGTATGCATTGAGAGCAATGATCCGTTCAGGGGCTAAGCTTTCAAAGCGAGGCAAGCACATTCAACGTGGTGTACAAATAGCCCAACCCGAGGTGGCAATAGAATATGATGGACCAAAAGATATCGAAGGCTTATGGGCTAACGATAAGTTCAAGGATGTGAGATCGGTGAACGTGAAGAACAGTAAGGTGATGACTTGTCGTCCTATCTTTCACGACTGGTCGATTACTTTCACGCTCACTGTTAACGAACAGATCATCAACATGTCTGAGGTGATAGAGATCCTTGAGCTATGCGGGGAGATCGAAGGGTTGTGCGAGAACCGCATGAACTCTTATGGTCGTTTCTCTGTCGAGGTTGTTTAACTGGACTGGACCACACCAGAAATGACTGGATGAGGAGTAGAAGCGAGAGGATGTGAGCTGATTCAAACGTAACGGAATGGTTTAAATTTTTAAGCGGATCAGAATTGAAATGAAATCAGCAGATCTGATGGGAACATAACTGAGCGGACCGGATTGGTTAGTTTATTAAATGGAGCGGATATCACTGGAGAAGATATCAATCTGACAACACAGGAGATGATTTGATTAGAGTACAGGAGAGCGTAGCGGATTAGAACGGTCTATCTTGTTAATTGGAAATGAGCAGATTTGAACGGACTGGAGGCGAGTGCAAATCATAGCAGGGGATTACAGGGGACTGAACCGAAAATCAGTGGATCGTAGTGGATCGGATTGGGACAACTTGTTAACTGGAAAGGAGAGGAGAGCAGGGCAGTGGACCTGAACGGAAGAAGATAATTTATGACCGACCATAAAATCATAGGTGATGCGACCCTGTTATTGGGGGACTGCCTAGAAAAAATAAGGGACATTCGCAATGGTAGTATTGATGTTAGTTTTACATCTCCACCTTATAACAGGAAAAGGAATGATAAATATAAAAACTATAATGACGATATTGAAGACTATTTTGGTTTTCTGGTTAGTGTTATTGATGAATTAATAAGAGTAACAAAGGGATATATATTTTTTAACATTCAAAAAAATTATTACAACAAGGCGGACGTATTCCGTTTATTTGGACATTATGCGGAGAATATTACGGAAGTTTTTGTATGGGAAAAATCAAATCCAATGCCAGCTGCCGGTAATAGTATTACTAATGCGTATGAATTTGTAATTGTTTTCGGGTGCGGAATAAAGTCAAATAAAACGTATACAAAAAACCACCTAACAACGTCAGTGGCAAAAATGTATAAAAACCACAAAGCTATAATGCATCCAGATGTCGCTAATTTTTTTATAAAAAACTTCACTAATGAGGGTGATATTATTCTCGACCCATTCATGGGATCAGGCACGACAGGCGTGGCTTGTAAGATTCTCAATCGCAACTTTATCGGAATAGAGCTTGATCCTGAATATTTTGAATTTGCTTGCAAAAGGGTTAGTGACTCAGAAAAGCAAGGTGATTTGTTTCATGTACCACCGAAGCAAACGGAAAAGAATGGTTTCAATTTATTAAACGGAGCAGAGTGAAATTGAACAGATCAGATCTGATTCTAATTGACTGCAACAGAGGGGAGCGGAGAGTAAAGGATATAACAACTTGTTAAGGGGATTGGATTGGACGGGAGAACAGATGAATTGAAAAGAGAGGATGGGAACGGATTAATTTAACTTTTTAAATGGACCGGAAAGGATAGGGATTTGATGGGACCAGACCTGATTGGAACTTAATTGACCAGATGGGAACGGAATGGGTTTACCTTCTTAATAGAAACGGACTGGAGGTGAGTGGAGGCGAGCGGAAGTTGACAGGAGTGGATTTGGAAATGATGTGAGAGGATCTGAATGAAACGGAACGGTTCAACTTATTGAATGGATTGGAGTAGACAGTAGCGGATACGAACTGAATGAACAGGCAGTGAGCGTAACGGATAACACTTAACTAAGGAAATTATGGAAGACGAATCTATTATTCTGTTTCCTCAATGGAAGCAGGCAGTACAGAGTTTCATCGAGGAAGGGTTTGAACCTGGAGATGTCGTAACCAAAGAATGGTTGTATGAAAACTTTGGGTTAGAGATGCCTACCCCAGAGACAACCACACAGAAGTATCAGCAGACTCAACTGATATACCTGACCATGATTGAGAACTTCAAAGAGATGTTGTTGACAGATCACAAGATTCTCTTGATAGCCAAACGTGGAGTCGGGTACACCTATGTTGAACCTCAGTATCAGGCTTCTGTAGCTGAGCATCAGATGCACTCAGAGCTTAAGAAAGCTTTGGATCGATCAGCTACTCGTCTGCAACACACAGACATACAGGTCTTGGATGATGAGCAGAGGAAGCAACATTCGGACGCTATGGCTCGTACTGCCATGCTCGGGAGTATGATGAAGAAGAAGCGCAGAAGTTTACGCAGAAACGTGGAGCTCCCAGAAGAGACTTGATCTAATCAAGGCGGGTAGTGGGTATTTCTGCTACCCGTTTATTGAAGCACTTTTGGCTGATTTGACTGAATTCCTGATCCATATGTTTCATCTTCTCATAATCAGAAGACTTGAATTTTTCTCTAGCTGAATCAATCATACAGTCGCAGTGTACAATTGCTACAGGTGGGGGAATCCAGGGTGCTGTGTTTTTTATAGAGAGCATGCACGAATACCACATCTGACGTAGCTTGACGAAAGGGTGATCCCCTGAAAATTGAGTACAGGAAGCTGTTAAAGCTACTAATAACACAATCAGGATTTTCATACATTGTAGAAATTCATCAGCTCGCTTCACGTAGCTGAATGTTCGTCCTTCTCTGAAGGACTTTGATGTTGGCATTGATCTGTGCCTGAATCCTGTCAATCCTCATTTGCTTGAGATCCCCATCCATCTTCGGGTCATTTGCAATCCTCTGCATCTGAGTTCTGAGTTTAGAGATTCGTCTCTGTAACTTGTTGTAGCTAGTCCTGTATCTGAGCAGGACTCTTTCTTCCTTCTCTTTATCCATTGCACGATCCATATCACCTAGTTGTCTCAGCTCACGAATACTGCTGAAGGTCTGATTCATCTCCTTCATTTGCTCATAGAACTGAGTGGTGTACTTGGTGTTCCTTCTAGGTCTACTCAGATCAACGGCAAACCTACGTACAGACGGCTCTAACACCGCAGCCCCTATCCCTATCACTGGGATGGACTTAAGTCCTTCTCCTGGGGCTTCCTTGCCTTCTGCCATACGTATGATACTGTCGGTTGCAGCGAAGACGCTCGCCCCGATCCATGCCCCAAATCCCTGCACTGCATACTCTATCTGTACTGGGGACAAGTTCACCGCATCCCACCCTATCGTATCCGCATTCATTCGAGAGAGAAGCGTAGCTGTCTCTGAAGTGTATGCGTTTCTCTTTTCTTCTATGTTCAACCCTTCCATCTTCTTCGACTCGATATCTCTCCCAGTAAAAGGATTCTTGTTCGAGTAGATGTCTATGATCGGGCGGAGCATCTGGGGCCTGACATCCATAGCCAGTGTGTTTGTCAGAGCGAAGAGCATACGCTCACGGAACAGTTTCCCGGTGGCTTCTTCGTCTATCATCTGTTCAGCCATACGCTCGACCATCGTCGTAATCGTACCCACCTCAAATGCTTTCGGGATTCTTACTGCCGTATCAAACCCCGGAACCTTAAACCAGTGATATGTATCTCGGTCCCACTCTTCACGTTCCTTGAATTCCTCGTCATCCTTGTGCGTTAAGTACAATCCGAGGGAAGCCATTGTATAAACAAATACCGTAGTAGCGAACTGCACTCGCTGCGCAGGGGATACTGCCCCTCTGCCTAACTTATACATACCCTGCAATCTTGCATTAAGGAATGGACTCCACTGTGACAGGTATTGAATCATTCCCCAGCTACCTGTGTTCGAGAAATCCATCAGGTCTCTGGCTTCAAAGCTTGCTTCAAGGTGAGACTTTCCTTCTTTTCGTAACTTGTCATAGAGGGCTGCCCTGTTGACGTTCTCCAGTCTAGTACCAAAGTCTTCATACTTACCCCATGCACCTCTGGCTATACTGAAGCTCCCTTTAACCATCCTCTCTAGAAATCCCATTTTCTCTGGGGAATCTATAATGAACTCTTTTTTAACACCCTGTTCAATTAAACGTCTAGCCCCTTCTGAGGTTGGGTCTGTCCCTGATACGTGCCCAAAGATGAAAGCCCCACCCCCTGCAACAAGTTTTGAATAGGTCTTGGAATCTTTCTGTGTCCCTTTCCAACCTCTAGCAACATTGCTTAGTGGGTTGTAACCCGTTGGGGCTACTGCGATTGAACCGATTGTATCCCTGAGTAGGTTTGCTATCTTGAAGTCAGGGTCTGCTGTTACTGCATACGTAAACCAACGCTTACTTCTCCTGAGTTCCTTGTATAAAAGATTATCTTTGTTGACGGAGTTTATCCCCATGAGAGCTTCGAGGACAAACGGGTCACTGATCCTATAGTAAACCCTCTCCCCGTTCTCACGAATGTATATAGTCTGTCCGTTATCAGGTTGAACCAATGATGCCATTTGCTGATCTGCACCTTCTAGGTTCTCAAAGTATTCCCGCATTGCTTCATTGTTGATCGGGAACTTCCCTAACTTTACAGCCCCATTGATCTTCATTAGATCAGAGACAGACTGTGTGGCTGCCATGTTCTTCAGTGATACATCAATGAGATGATGGTAATTCATCATCGTATTCTGCATGAGATCAGCGAGGCCCCTGTCAGACCCCCTGAGTCTCTTGTAAGCATCCTGCCCAACCAACCCATCTATGGTGTTGGGTCCGATTCGCTTCGATGAGTCTTCATCGAATACTCTGTAGAACGGAACATAGAACTGATCCTTCCAGAGTTGTGCGTTCTCTTTGCTTACTGCTCCGGACTTAACGGAAAGATCGAGCACTGAGTTCTGTACGGCTTGGAAGTCCTTGAGGACATCATCGAATAGCTTCTTACGAGAGACACGCTTCCCTGTCTCAGCATTAATCGTGGTCCCTCTATTAAAGTTCATCCCTACTGCGATCTCTGCATCCGTAAGGAACTTCAGCGCATCTCTTCCCTTTGGTCCTTTCTTCAGATCGTATGCACGGTTCGATGCTACCCATCTCAGGAACGTGTCCATGTCCTGACCAAGAGGACGCATGCTTTCTACTAAGGATTTCTTTGTGGTGTCTACATCGATAGCACCATCCTCATCCATGAAGATGTGACCGAGCTGGAACATGGCAGAGAATGGACCATCCGTAGATTTACTCATCCTTGCCTGAATGTATGCCTTGTCTGACAAGAACTTCAATGGGGCAAACTTATCGAACATGCCCTGACGGACCTTGGTCCATAAGTTTTCTTTCAGCTTCTCAAACTTTTCTCGTATAGATTTCCCGGCATGGGGATCACCGAACTTCAACCATACATCTTTCTCTGCTTGATTCATCCATGTCGGGGCTGATTCGCTAGGGTCACGCTCTGAGGATAGGCTGTATCTTATCTCGTCTGATTTATCTGCGTATTGAAATACCTTTTGTGTTCTTTCACCCGATTCATTAAGGATGATAAGCATGTCTTCCATGCTGAAAGATGGAGATGTCTCATTAAATCTTTTAAAATTCTCTGACTCAATAAGATTTCTATCATGGTGTTTATAGTCTATGCTAAATCCTTTTGACAATGGGATAACATCTCTCATTTTACTAAGTGCTTGTAAGTCTCCTCTATCAAAAGCTTGATATTGGTCTATAAAATTTTGCTGGTGGTGTCGGGCTTCAGTCTCACCTAGTGTTCTTAAGTAATTTGTGAGTGACATCCAATGATCAAACTCCTGAGTATTCTTTCTTTGTTGTAATTCCCTTTTCCATTTAGGTGATAGTCTATTACCCAACATATAAATGGGTTGCATATAAATGCCCTCAAGCGATCCCCCACTAGCATGAGGCGCAAATAAGTTCCTCGCCATTGTCCTTAGATTCTTAGCTCTTTTGTGCTGAGCAGAGTTAGGACCAAAGTTTTCCATCATTCCATCTTCTAATTTAAAAAAGAACTCATTGAACCAAAGATCTTTGTTAAGATCAGGATCTATAAATTCTCCTCTATCTGCTGCCATATCATAAAGGTGGCCTACCTGAGCACTGTATATATTTAAAATAGAAGAACTTGTTTCCCCAATAGTATATTCATCAGATACTGGACCTTCTGAGATCCCACTAAGTATTTCTTTAGCAGTTAATAATAATTTATTAAATTTATCTGGAGTCGATGTTTTAGCGATACCTGAATCGTAACCCGCTAAGCTAAACTCCATATTGTTAACATACTTCTGGAGCTGACGAATCTCAGGTTCAGACATCTCACTAAACAAAGACTCAAGAGAACTTTTTATTCTGCTAAAAAGAGTTCCATCATATTCGTAAAACTTTCCTCCCATTTTCGGATTAGACCCCATACCTAATTGATGAAGATCTTGTATTGCATGCGTAAGCTCATGAACAAAAGTGCTCATAGAAACTAGAGGAGCCCTATCAAGATTAACATCAATAAACAGTACCATGTTACCTAGTGAGTATTCTGGCGTACCTATCTTATCTCTTGATCCAAAAGGATTATATCCTACACGAAACGTACCAAGATTTGACCTTCTTATGTTTCTAGTTGACAGTTGATTCGCTCCTCTTTGAGTAAATTTACTTCTATTTAATGTTGTATCAAATGTTACGTAAATTTTATCCCATATCTTTTTATTTTCAGTTCTTAACTGCTCATGATCCAAAAAATCTGTAAGCTTAATATGTTGTAGTAATGTCCCAGGGCTATAATCCAGGTCCACCTCTTCAATAATTTTCCTCTGCACCCTAAGCTCTGAAATCTTATCGAGATCAAACATCTGAGTGGCATAGTCTTTCTGGTTCTTGGCTCTAAACCAATCTGGCTTTAATAAATTAAAAGTCCAAAGCTCTTTACTATTCTGATCAAAATCATTTACGTGATACCTCCATCTCCCATCAGGACCTACCCAGTAACCCCCGTACTGACTAGCCAACAAAGAAGATCTAGCAGATATTTCTTTAAGCTTCTCTTCAAGTTTTGCTTGCTCTTCAATATTCCTGTCTTTCTGGTACTCCCTTAACTTATCCCCTGCCAGTTCATAAATAAATGGGTTCACCAACGATATTTCTTTTGAACCTACTTTCGTTGATGCTTTCTTATCTTTAAAAAATTCTTTATGCAACCTTTCTGCATGAGCTCTCAGTAACACAGGAATATCCAAGGTTCTCTCAGACATCTCTCTAGTAAATACACCTAGAGAATACTGAGCATCCAATGCAGACCCAAAGACTGACCTGTCAGCACCGAAGTAGATCTCCCCAGTCCGGAATGCTTTCTCAGCTCGGAGTATGACAGACTTGATCTCATTAGGTTCGAGTAGTCCCAGGTGCTTAGCAAAGAACTCCCGCAATGCCTCAATGACTCTCTGAATAACAGTTCGATTAGCCCTGCCTTCGGCTGCCTCGGCAACAAGCTCCTCTGCTGCAATCCGAAGCTCCTTCTCTCCGATATTCTTAAAGACTCCATCTTTCTTATATCGCTCTGCTATAGCCTGAACTTCTGATTTGTTCTTTGCGATGACACGATCAAGGAACAGGTTGAAGTCCTCATCACCCAACACGTTACGCACACCGTAATGCCCAATGGATTCATGGAAGATCACCTTACGTGCAGTGGAGATGTCTTTAAGGTTGTTAGCGAACAGATACACCTGATCCCCAACCAAAGCTCCCCTTGCCTTGGGGTTAAACTCAATCCCGGTTTCCTGCTGAGCATGTTGTGGAGAGTCAAAGACTTTGAAGTTGAGCATGACCCCACCTCTGAACTCTCTCGTGAATTCCCCAACCGCCTTGTCTATGACAGTGCGGTCAAGCGGACCCTTGGATACCTCTCGGTCGGGAGCTATGCTGAAGAGGGGCTTATCGAGAAGAACTTTCTTTTTCGATTCGGGGGACCTTAGTGCTTCAATAAAGTCTATGAGTTGTTTCTCTGTGACATTTTTGAAAGGGATGCGGATTGCGGATACGGCTCTCCCTTTAACCCCTGCCACATCTCTATCATCATCGATGAACAAGTTGACAACGTACTCGCCTTCAACCTTCTGATGCTCGACGGTCTCCTCCTGTTTAACCTTTTGCTCAACCTCTTGATCTGTGCCTTTCTCTATCGCTTCAAGCTCTGCTTTTGTCGGGGCCTTGCCTTCTTCCTGAACTTCGGGCTGAGTCTTCCTTTCAACGTATAATGGGGCGACAAACCCATCAGCGATTCCGTCATTAGAGATCCTTTTGGTTGCCTCCATTAACTTGTCGTCCTTAGATAACCCAGTATCTTCAACCGTCTCCCCGGCGACAGGGGTCTCTCCCGGCTTAATGTTGTAGATCCTTATGCCTTTCGGATCATTCGAGCTGATGGAGTTCTGGAACTTGGATGCGCTACCAAAAGTTTTCTTGATAGCTTGGGCTACTAGAAGTGGGTACTGCTTTGAGTCTTTATAGACACCCTCGATTTTGGGTAGTGGGGTTTTCTCATCAATGACGTTGAGGGTATAGCCGTTGTTATTTGCGAATGTCTGTAACTTGTCCAGGAGATTCTTGGATATCCCGTTAACCTTCCCCCCTGCAAACCGACCCTTCTCATATCTGTAATGGTTTTTATTCTTGTCCGTTCCTTTTACAAATGTAATCCCATCTAAGTCGCTGAGCTCTTGTAACCGAAGAGCCTCAGCCATTTGAGCCAATGGTTTCTTTTGCTGTGAATTTGTAATGCCTGCTTCTTTAAGCTCATCAGCAACAAAAGTGGACCCATCAATCTTATTGTAGGCTATCTTGTTTTCAGTAAAGCCTACCTCAGCATCCCGATCACTCTCTATATCTGTTCTAAGACCCTCAGCATCTCTAAGGTCTTCAGTAGTGGGTGAGGCAAGCTCATCCTCCATTGCAGCCTGTACGGAACTCCGTATTTCTACAGGAGTCAGGCGGGCCTCTGCCTCCTTAGTTGGTCGAAGCGTCCCAGCAGTTTGAGCTTCAGCTTCTGCACCTTCAGTCTCAGTAAAAGTCGGAGTCCTCTCCATTTCAATCTCTTGATCAGGAGTCCCGGCAGGACCTTTAGGGTTCGCAAAGATGGCAGCTCTACGCACGTAATCTTGAATAGCAGAAGGAATAATCTTGTTCTTCTTATTGACAATCTGAAGTGCTCTAGCCTCATCCGCAGTAAACTCTTTAGTGCGCCACTCCTCGTTAACCGTGTCGTAGGTGTCAACTTGTACCCCTTCGAATTTATTATTTCTTCCACGAATCTCCTCAACAACATAGTTATTCTCATCTGGGTCAAGGGTTGACATAAAGTTGAGAACAAGTTCTGGGGGTGCTTCACCTTTAGGGGTGGTGTCCTTAACTGGTTCTGGTTCTTCTTTAGTCTCAGTAACTTGTTCTGGAGCTTCCTCTGCTTTTTCTGCTGGGGGTTCAGCTTCTACTTTGGTAGGCTCAACAACTGCAGGTTCTTCTTCAACAACAGCTTCAGGCTCTGTAACTTGTTCCTGAGATACCTCCTTAGTTTCTGTCTGCTGATCAGCATCTTTGAGCACCTCTGGTTCTGGTTGCTGAGGTAGATCATTCCTAACCTTACCCTCTAAGAAGTTCTCCTTGTTGTTCGAGAGATAACCCATCTCATCGAGATCCTCTGCTGTGTAGGTTCTCTCTTCATCACCTCTTCTGAGCTTGATCTCCTTAAAGCTGTTGTCTGGGTTCCTGAGTATGGTCTGACCACCCATGTCCTTGTTGGCAAAGTCATCAAGGAACTCTTCACGGATCTGATTGATCTCTGCTTGTCGTTCTGGGGATACCTCCGGGACTGGTTCAGGTTCTCTTGGTGCAACTTCTTCTTTAGGTTCTGCCTTTGGTTTTGGTTGAGCTTCCTGAGTAGGTTCTACTTTGGGTTCTTCCTGCTTAGGCATTCGAGACTTAACCATTTCTCTCAGACCCTGAACGCTTTCCCCACCCTTCTTCTTGGTCTTCATTAAACGCTTGTACTCAGCGTTGGCTACGTCCTGGTTCTCGTAGGTTCCCTTGTCTACATCATCCTGTCTTAACCAGTTGATGAGCTGAACTCGTGTCGCTTTTTCTACATCGAAGTCTTCTTGTGGTTTAGCCTCTTTCTTCTCCTGAACTTGTCTCTGAGACTTTGGCTTAGTGAGATCCTCAAGTCTCTTCGGTGCTCCCTTACGCTCAGTCCTGGTTGCAAAATCCTGTGGGGTTCTGGCTCTTATTCTGCTGGTAGGTCTAGTCCTAGTCTCATAAAGAATCTGCCCAGTAATAGGGTCTCTTTCTATTCGACCACTTGCATCACGGACAGGTACTTCGTAAGTCTCCTCACCCTGATAAGCTCTACCTGGCTCCTCTCTTGTCCCTATAGTAGAAGCTTCACCACCCCACCTCCCTTCAGGGTCAGGCTGGGTCATGGTCTCTCTTAGATTCTCATCCGTGAGTTCCCATCCACGCTCATCCCACCCAATAAGAATCTGGTTCCTTATACGCTCAAGCTCTGCCTGTTGCTGAGCTGTAACCTCAGCAGAACGTAGCTTGTCAAAGTAGTCGTTGACTACATCAGTAAAGAGAGGATTGTTACGGTTCTTCTTAATGAATGCCTCAAAGCCTGACTTCCCTTCTGCCATAGCATTTGCCAACTCGTTTCTCATATCGTAACGAGTCAGGTCTTTATCAACTCTATGGTCTACATGAACACCCTCACGTATGTCCTTGATCTCCTGCTCAATGATTACTCTTTCAGGAGTTCCTTCTTGGTATGAAGATCTGACTGAGTTGAACTGATCTAAATCACCGCTATCTATAGCCTGTCTTATTCGTGTTCTTATTACTTCTCTCTTCTTATCAGCAAACTTCCCGATACCAGACCTTGTCCCGGTAAAAGCACCACCAGCAATACCACCGACAAGAGAAGAGTAACCAACTCTTCCGTAATCAATGTCTTTAATAATATCTAAGTTGTCTGGGATTTTATCTGGGTCGCCATCAGCATCTATCTTTGCTATTTGATACTGTGTTACCGATTGCTGTAAGGCATCCTGATACCCCTCTTGAACTGCTTCAGTCGCAGCCCCACCTAAAGCATCTTTTGTTACTCTGAACTTATTTGGGAATCTGGTTTTAGCACCAGCTTTTGCCACTAGGAAGCCCTTGAATAACTGACCACCTCTGGTTGCAAACATAGCTGATGCTATATTGGTCGGATCAACTATATTACCTGTCATCACAGCATCTGCTGCCTCAAGAGCAACAGCTCTCTGAGCTTGATCTACAAGTTCAGGGTTACTTCCGTATCTTTCCTCAAGCCTTCTTCTAATCTCTTCGTTTCTAAGATTGTCATCAAATGCTGAGCCAGCTTCCATGGCAGCATTCACACCCAAACCAGCTAATACCCCGGAAACAAAACCAACCCCGGCCCCTATTGCAGTACCTGCACCTGGGGCTATCATTGTCCCTACAGCAGTACCTATTTTTGCCCCTGCATAACCAGCAATAACAGAGGCAGACAAGTTTTCAACAAGAGATGGAAGTGATGAGATAACATCTTGAGCCACCATACCCAGACCTTCACTTCTGGGTATACTAGATTGCAAACCTCTGTAATAAGTTATGTCATCGTAAGCTTCCTGTGCGTCTTCCGCATCACGCTCCCCAGTTGGTATTCCTAATACACTTTCTTTTTCATTCCACCACTGCCTGATCTGGTTAACCCCGATCATGGCAGAGTTCTTGGTCATCGCAGCCGTGCGGTCAACCCACCCGGAAACAGTGTCGCTTAGATCTACATCTTCAGGTTCAGGCCCAATGTATTTATCTTTGAAATACTTTCTGGAATCTTCATCAAATTCCCCCTGATCGAGTATCCTGTTAAGATATCTCTCCCTTACCTTCCACGCATAGTATGGGTTAGCACCTCTAGCAAGTCTTGATAGATTGTATCTAAGTTGTTCGCTCATGGTGTTTACAAGTAATCATTTACTGTTAAATTAATGGTCAGGATGCTCTTGAACGTGTTGCAAACTCAAAAGTTCTTAACGCTCTCATTTGGAAATCCTTTATACTTTCTTTTTGTTTCTGTCTAATAATAAGAGGTTTAAGCTCGCCTTTCGGATCTCTCCAAACCATTAAACCAGGGGCCATACCTGGCATAGCGAATCCTCGTGAACGTGAGGTTTCATAAATACCATCTTCTCCATACCATAAGTAATTTTGACCTTCGAACTCTTCAAGTTCATCAGGCTCTGCTAGATCTCTTCGTTTCTCAAATTCTTCTACTTTAACTTCCTCGCCTTTAAGCTTCATACCCCTTTCAAGAACAGATGGGGATTCTTGTTCTTCAGAAGATTTATTATCCGTCTCAGCAAGATCGGCAGCGGTCTTTATAGCTTCTTCACTGACGCTCATGACAGGTTCACCCTGATCAGTCTCTGTACCATCTTCCAAGGCAGATCTTTTAGGAAGGGATCTCATTACGGGAGCCTCATCCACTACTGGGTCACTCCAGAATTTAGGCAGAACAAGATCTTCACCTCTTGGTGGAATCTCCCCATCTCCTTCCCCTAATCTTATCAAGCCTTGGCTTTCTCTATGGTCACTCCAAGCATTCTTGAATATTTTAATATTTTCGTGTGGGGGAGCACCTTTCTTCTTTTGTGCTTCATTATAATAAACTGAAGGATCAAATCCGTTTTTCTTCGCTAACTTATACATATCCCCAAGGGTTGAGCCCTTCTGTATATCGACTGTTTTATATACAGGAAGTTCATCCTTTTGTTTTTGAATACCTGCTTGTGCTGTACCAAATCCACCACCAGATTCCTGATCGGTAGTTACTGAAGACCCATCTTTCTCTCTCCTAGCTAGCTCTGAACGAATAAGACCTGCTAACCTTTGATCACCTACTTCGGTAGCTACTTTTCTTAGTTTCTCATCTGATAGAGTAGCAAGTCTTTCAAGAATTAATTCATTCTCTTCTTGTGGACTGAGTTTAACTTCCTCAGTTTCCTGAACATGGAATTTTTTAGGATCTAAAACTTTTTCAAGAATGCCCTTGTTTAAATTTGTGTCCTTTGTAACTTCCGTGATATCAGTGCTCGATGTTTCTTTTTCGTCTATTCCTGTACCTGTACCCAAACCGCTATACCTTTCCCTTTCCCGTTTGCCCGACCAATCAAATGGGAGACCTCCTCCTGATCCCCCACTAAGTCTAGCATTGTTTTCGCTTGTCAATTCATCAAGAACTGTGCTCTCTGCTTCTTCTTTAGGGGCAGAGTTTTCATCTGTTAACTTCACACCAGCCTGTCTGTACACATCGAGGTATGTAAAAGGCTCAGAGAGTTTATTAAATTCTTCCTCAGACATGCCATAACCACCAAGGTTTGATGCAGTAGTTACCCACACATCAAATGTCTCGTTTGGGACCCCAGTTTCTGGGTCACGATTTGGATTAGTTAAATCATCCGCTTCACCATATATATCTGTATAGAGCTCATAAAGCCTTGTTTTCCGTGTTAGTCTTGCTGTGCTTACATCTTCAGCTAGCTTTGCAGCGGTTTCATACTGGTCAAAAGGAATCTTATCAGTAAGATTTTGTTGCTTTAGTTTATTAATCTGGGCATTTTCAAGTCTTGTTAGTGCTGTTATCTCTTTTATTTTATTAGAGTTTTGTAGCATCTTAGTCTGCTTTTCAAGCATGCCTGCTTGATATTGACCTGCTTGCTCTCTGCTAGCCTTCTGCTCTTCAAGGACACTTTCTTGGTATTCCCCTCTTTGCTCTCTGCTAGCCCTCTGCTCCCCAAGCATCGCAGTCTGGTATTCACCTGTCTGCTCACGGCTGGCAATCGACTCATCAAGAACAGATTGCTTGTACTGCCTGTCTAACTTGTCCTGCTCCTTCCCATAAGTAATTGCATCCTTCTTCATTTCGTACTCGGCAGCAGCCGGGACCAGTTTGACGATAGCATCCACCATCGATTTTTCCTTCTCCCGTTGATACGCAGCCACCTGTTCATCTCTACGCCTCTTATGCTCAGCGTAAGACATGAAGGATGCCCCGACTCTCGAAGAAACACTCTCCATTGTGTTGGCAAGTCCCTGATACGGATTGCCACCTTGTAGATTTCTGAATGGGATAGCCATTTTATTATCTCAAATTTGTATGTTACTACCTACGTTAGCACCAAGTCCTGCCATGTATGGATTCCCTCCTGATGCAAAGTATCCCAAAGCTCCCCCGGCTAATGCCCCTATCAAGTTATAGCTAGAACCACCTTCTTGACCTGAAGCCTTCATCGCTGCTATTTTCTCTGAAATCTCAGCCTGTTTATCTATGCCGTACTTTGAAAGATTCATAGACATGCCTGTCAGTTGCTTGTACTCCTGATTAGCCTGTCGATCCATCGCTTCAGCAAGCCTGATGTTGCTAAGTTGCTGTGCCTGACCACCAAAATATGTCCCTCTTGAGAACATCTCAGAGGATTGAGCTGCCTGCATTCCTGCCATACGCATTCTCTGCTCAGCCCCTGTCATCTTAGCACCACCCATGTACTGACCAAGCCCTGCATAGTTCTGCATTGCACTACCTAACCCAGCCATTCTTTGTCCACGTATTCCAGCACGTTGCTGTAAGGCGGACAGTTCACCTTGCGTCAGGTTTGCTGCCTGAGCATAAAGAGCTGACTTCTGTTGATTTTCAACATCCTGCATCTGCATTGCATCAAAAAGAGCAGAACGTCTTGCTTCACGCTTCTGACTAACCTTCGAGCTATTGATCTGATTAGCCATTTTCAAGGCTAATGGGGAGTTCGGGGATATCCCTCTCTCCGCAAGCATCTGCCTTAACTGCTGGCCTTGAACATCTGCATCCTTATCGATCTGCTCGGTTCGCATTGCGTACATGGCATCCTGACGACTTCTAGGGGTCCCCCTGTCTGCCATCTCAGCAATACGTCCACGATAAGAAGAAACATCCCTCTGTATTCCTTCTGTATCTCGTTGCAGTCCTTCATAAAATTCAGCGTCTCTGGCAAGTCTTGACTGTTCCTCGGCTAAACTTTCTGCCTTTCTGCCATACTTGTGGTATTCTCTTTCAGCTTCTTCAAGCTT